CCAAGAATAACTTTGATGCTGAGATAGTGTCGATTGCCGACTCAAAATTATTCAAAGGTACCAAAGGGGACAACTTCTTGGTTTGTGAGGCACCATCTGGTGACGCCTCTGACCAACTCGTATCCGGTGACATCATCAGTTTCGTAGATAACACTGGCGATGACGTCAGAAAGGTTGTTTTCTTTGCAACAAAACCATTTGACTACTCAGGTAACAGAAGTAAGTGCAAGATCTACCTGACAACTACACTCGACGAGAATGTCACAGGCAAAATTGTCGAAAGAATCAGAACAAGAAGTCAAGGAAAGGCAGAAGACTCCTTGGTATATCAACTTCCTCAGGATGTTGTAAAGTCCATTGAGACTGATCCTCTTACTACCAGAATTAAGTATTATGTTTTCAGAGAATTTGTAGTTTCTGTTGAAGCGAGTGCAACACAAGTTGCTGTTGAGACATCCAAATCCAATGAATACTTCACTGGTGACAATGACAGGTCAATGGTCTCGATTATGAAGACATCGACTGCGAATGCTGCTGATAATGAGGGTCAGTTCATTGATATTGATCAGGACAACATTGACGTTCAGGATGAAGGCAAGAAATTAATTCTTCCTTTCATTAACTATTCAATTCCAGACTCTGAAACTGTACTTAAAATCACTGTCCCTGTCTTTGTCGAGAATGCCAAGGCGAAGATTAAGAAGTTTATGGAAAGTGAAGAGGTTACGATTCCTGAAGCAACCCACAGAGCCTATCAAACTGTGTCATTGGGTAAAGCAGATGTATACAAAATCAATTCAGTCACAGTTAACGGTAAAGACGTAACCAATAGATATTTCTTCGATGATGGACAGAGAAATAACGTATATGAACTGTCAAGAATCACACGAACAAGTGGCAATGCTCCTGATGGTGACTTAGTTGTCAACTTTGACTACTTCGAACACGAAAACGAAGGTGACTTCTTCTCTGTTGATTCTTACACACACGATGACGGTGTGAACTATGGTTCAATTCCTGTGTTCGAATCTGCAATTGGTGAAGGTGATGGTAGAAGTATCACTTACCTTAGAGATTGTGTTGACTTTAGACCCATTGTTGACTCAGTGTCTTCCAAAATTTCTACAATTACAGATGGTATTGATGAACAGAATTCAACTTCTTTCAATGACTTATCTAAAGGTGGAGACGCCTTTGTTCCTAGGATCCCCATTCCGGGCACATACTTCTTGTGTGACGTTCAGTACTACCTCCCCAAGATTGACTCCCTGTTCCTTGAGAAAACGGGTGCCCTTACTCTGATTCCTGGTGACCCCTCAGAATCACCTGTACCCCCTTCAGACATCGCCACAGGCATCAGATTGTATGACATTGCGATGCCCGCTTACCTCTTTACGGTAGACGATGTCAAAGTTAAAAAGTATAACTACAAACGCTTCAGGATGTCCGACATCCACGACATTGAGAAGAGAGTTGATAGGGTTGAACAACTGGTCACTCTGTCTATCCTAGAACAGAACGCCATTAATTTCAATGTAAGAGATGCCGTCACTGGTCTCGATAGATTCAAGAATGGTATTGTTGTAGATCCATTTGAAGATCACTCCAGAGGTGATACAGGATATATTCAGTATAGAAACTCCATTGATGCTGACTCATCTACATTGAGAGCACCACACTTCACAGACCAGGTGGAGATTGAAGAATTAAATATGACTGATGGTGCCAGAACCACGGACCATTACGTCAACAATGAAGATATTGTTACTATCACATATGATCAAAGAAGATTCCTGAGAAACCCGTTCGCTACAAGATCTGTTAACCTCCAACCCTATGCTGTATTCACTTATGATGGTGAGTTACATCTGACTCCTCAGATTGACACTTGGAAAGATGTCAAGAGAAGAGCCCCTCTCATCATTGAGGATAACTTCCTTTATCAGGCATCTAGAGATATGGCTGAGGAGATGGCAAGGTCTGGTATTGGTACTGTCTGGGGTGACTGGAGGACAACCAAGACACAGAAGAACACTAGTGTCTTTGACTTTAGAGGTAGTGGAACAACACAACAGTCCCAGCAACAGAGACAAGCCTATATTGCTTCACTCAAAGCACAGGGTATCCCTGTAAGGGGTGTAGCTAACCTGCGTGATGGTAGAACGAAGCCAGTAAGGCTTTACACAACCACCACTAGACAAACTCAGAGACTAGATAAGACTTCAACAAGATTGAACGTCAAGACTGATCGCATAGTTAAGACTTCTTATGGTGATAGAGTTATTGACACAAGTCTGGCTACTGTTATGAGAACCAGAGCTGTTAAGTTCCAGGCATACAGACTGAAACCAAACACCAGATACTACGTTTACTTTGATGACATTGAGGTGACTGATTGGTGTTCCCCTGATACGATGCGTATCATTGATGGTGTAAAGAGATACACTGGAACTGCAGGTAAAACAAACAGAGGGTTTGGTAGAGCTATCGTCTCTGATGACGTTGGCACCATAACTGGTATCTTCCTGGTACCAAATGGAAGAGCACCAGTACCTGGTGTCAGATATACTGATTTGAAGAGACAGAGATACTTGAAGACTGGAGAAACCAGGTCTTTCCCCACAGGAACAAGAACTTTAAGATTTACTTCTGACCCACAGAACTCACCTGACCTGTCTAAGGTTGAGGGATATGCAGAAAGAACTTACACCGCTAGTGGTGTAGTCCTAGATAAGGAAGAAACCATCGTCTCCACCAGAGTTCCTGAGTTCAACAGTGTCACAACCACAGTTGCAACCAAGACAAGGGTTATCGAGAAGCAAGAGAAAAAGGCAAACTACTTTGACCCTCTCGCTCAAACCTTTATGATTGATGCTGACAGGTACACTGATGGTGTATTTGTCTCTGAGATTGATGCATTCTTCCAGACTAAGGACCCCACCCAGGGTATGGAACTCTATCTGGTATCCACTGAGGGTGAGGTACCAACCAGCAAGATTCTCCCGAGATCTCGTGTCAATAAGAGATCGAACACTGTCCTCAGGGTTACCTGTAAGTTGGGTGGTACAGGTATCAAGTCTACTCAGTTGAGAGCTGGTATTACTGTCAGAGGTCAAACCTCAGGTGCAACTGGTATCATCAGAAATACAAAGACTTTCAACTCACCATCTGTCAACCCAAACATCAACGTCAACAATAATGTGTATGATGTTGTTATAAGTCAGTATAAAGGTGAATTCTTACCTGGAGAAGTTTTGATTAGAAATGATCCAAGAATTCAAGCAGGTGCTGTTGATCAGTCTCGTTTCAACATCATTGGAAATGAACTTGATGTTGTAAGAGTTGATATCACAGCTCTTGGTAGTGGATATGGAGCAAACATAGATGGTACATTCTCTTCTGAGAATATTGAAGTTGAGTTCTCCGATCCACAGCTCCCAGGTGGCACTGCTGCGACAGGAACTGTAAAGTTGGATAGTAGTGGTCGGGTCTATGACTTTGAACTTACTAACCCAGGTTCAGGTTACACGAGAGTTCCTTCTGTTTCAATTGTTGATAATGGATCTGGTTCAGGTTCTGGGGCCATCTTGAAGGTTCGTGTAGAAAATGGAGAGGAAGCAGTCGAGATGGGTGTGTGTACATCAGAAGATGGTACAGCTGCCACTACCTTCAGGTTCCGCAATCCCATCTACCTACTGCCTGGTGAGATCTACGCTTTTGTTCTGAAGGCACCTACTTCACTGAAGTACAAGGCTTGGACTTCGAAGCTTGGTGAAAATCTCGTCGGTACCCAGACAAGGGTGGTAGAACAACCTTCCCTTGGTTCTCTGTTTATGTCTCAGAACGGTGGACTGTGGACTGCCGATCAGACACAGGACATTAAGTTTGAGATGAGAAGAGCTCACTTTGATGTTAACACGGAGGCTACAGTTGAGCTTCAGAATGTTCCTCTGGAGACAGAACCTCTCGATGTTGATCCGATTGAAACTAACAACACAATTGGAAGTGGAAGTAACATCTTT